CTGAGTTGTGATTCTTTAATCTTCATATCAGTTTCCCTATTGTTATATGTATAAATATAAGAAAACCCAACAATTACGTTGGGTTTCTTATTATCTTCTTATACCTTTTGTTTTTTTCGCTTGTTTCTCATACGCCTGTTTTTCATTTTCTTTAAATTCTACAATCTTAGTAATATAAAATTTTCGAGCCCAAAGTGGCATATTGTAAACATCTGAAAAGGTAAACCCACCATTTCCATGATAGATTAGGTCGAATATTTGAGAGTGTAATAACTTCCTATAATTAAGACTTAGGCCAAAAAAACCCGACATCCATAGGCAGTAGCATCTCTCTCCTTTCCCCAGTCTCTTCAGAAATAAATTCGTATGTTAAATCAATATCCGGTATAACTTCATTAATGTATGCTCTGAGAGACTTAGAATCTACTGCAAACAATTCGTTATCTACGAAATTACTAATATATTTAGTATCGTATTCCCCATCTACTGATGTAATTGTATTTTTTAAACGAGTCGTCAATTCTTTAGATGTTAAATCTTTCATTTTACGACCTGCTTTTTTCAAATCTTCTAACTGATGTTTAATCTTACGTTCTTTACTTTCAGTTAATGCTTGAAACGTAATCTTACGAGTTGAACGAGGTAGTGTGAATTCGAACTCATTTTTATGTGGTTCTGTTTGTTTACTACCATCGTAATCTTTATTTTCAAATTGAGTTAAATCAATAACTTCTTTTTGTTTTGTGTTAGTAAATGGGTCTGTAATCTCCACCTCATAATCCTTACCATATCCCAAAATACGTGCTGCAATCATAATTGCGTTTTTATCACCTGCGGTGATATCTACATATTTTACTGGTAATCCTTCACCATTTGAAATAATAAGTGATTGGAATAATCGGTCTAACACCGAACCATCTTTAATATATGATTGTGTAGTAAGGATATCTTCCTCTTTAGCAGTCATATACTTCATTTCAACTCTACCACTTGAAAGTGAGTTATCCTTTGGGTAAATCAACCCCTTAGATGGTAACTCTACGATTTCAGTTGGGAATTTGTAATCTGAAACTTGCTTCTGTTCAAATTGTTGTTTGGCAAGTTCCACCATCTCCTGATTTGAGATGTTTGATTTGTAATCATCTTGCAATTCTTCGCTCATAACGTTCTCTTTTGTTTTAAAACTTAAATTTTGGTTAACCTAGTAATAAATATGAAAATAAATATAATTAAAACAAAAACCCCAACAAAAATGTTGGGGTTCTGAATTTTCAATTTGCTGAATTTTCAATTTGTATTACAACAATCCGAAATTAGTATTGTAGTATTGCGTAATCGTAAGCAAGTGTTAAATCTACAGTTGCTAAATCTTCACCAGTATAATCCATATCTGAGAATTTAGCAGTTTCGATAAATGCTCCTTTAAGTGTCCACTCTTCTACTTTATCACCAACAGGACCCAAACTGTTAAAAGTGATATCTTTTTTGTAGAAATCAGAGTAACCGTCTCTACCAGTTACTGATTCGTGGTGTAAACGTACCCACTCCATTGTAGCTTGTGCTGCAGATGGTACTACTGGGTCGTACAATGAAATTGTTAAACTACTCCACTCACTTCTACCTTTTACATATCTTCTTACGTTGATATGGTCGATAGTTACTTTACCATTTGATATTTCAGGTCTATTGGCTGCTTTGATTAGATATGCAGGAATTCCTTCTACATACATAATAAAGCGGTTCGACATCTTCGGTTCGAATGATGTGAACATTACTTCAGTTGGGTCTAATAATTGTGCCATTTATGTTACTCCGTTGTGTTTTCTTTAATATAAATATTGTTCTTTTAAAAAAAGATTGTGTTCCCCACCGAAATGGGGAACTTAATCTAATTTATTTATTCTGGAAATGCTGCCCCAGTTGGTAATACATTGAAATCTAGAACAATAAACTCAGCAGTCTTAGCTGGTTGTAAGAAGATTTCTCCTACCATAATGTTTCTATCAATTACATCTGGAGTGTTATTAGTTTCATCCATAATCACTCTAAATGCGTATAACCCTTGTCTTTGTTGGATTGATTCCAAATAAGGATTAACGATTGATAAGAATCTGTTTCTCGTTGCTGCTGTGTTGTTTTCGAACACTAAGTAACGAGTAGAAGATGCGATGAACTTCTTCACTGCAATCAACAACCTTCTTACATTGATTCTATCCAATGCTGATGGTTTAGCTTGTAGTGTTTTCTGTCCAAATACAGTTACACCCTGTCCAGGGAATGTAGCGATAGGATTCAATCTACCTTCGTAGAGTTCATCTCTTTCTGCTCTTGTCAATCTTGTCTTAGCTTCAATTACTGAAGTTAATCCACCTCTATTCAATCCTGCAGGAGCGAACCACTCAGCGGCAACTTGGTCGTTAAATGCGATAACGCCAGGAAGTACAGCCGATGGCGGCACCCATACTGGTTTGTTCTTATCTGTGTTAAGAATCTTAACCCAAGGGTAGTAAGATGCTACATAATTTGAATCAAATGATTGAACTGCGTTAGTTGCAGTTGAGATTGAATCAGCCCATGCAGATGCATCCATTACAAAGAATGTATCTTGTCTATCTTCACACATATCTTTAGCAAATGTTGTTACTGCAGAGTGTAATCTGTGGATAACACCTGGAATTACTAACATATTGATATCAAATTCATCAGGATTAGATACTGAGTTGATAGCTTTTCTAAATGCTAATGTACCAGTTGCAGTATTTGAAGATAAATCATATCCTTGTGTATTACCTGCGATGATATCACCTGCAGTATAAACAATTCTATTTGGTTTGTATCCATCAAATCCACTTTGGAAAGGAACTAAGAATTTACGAGATGCTAATGCCGTATTATTATCATTTAAATCAATTGAACCAGTGTGTGGTGAGGTTGAAGATGGGTAGTTAGCTCCAGTATTCTGATTGTAATCACCTAAGTAGAATGCAGTACCTGCAGTTGCAGTAGATGAATCAGGAGTTGGTGCTAAATAGTTTAAGTTATCAGTTGTAACAAAATCAAAATCAAATCCATAGAACTTCTTAGAGTTATATGAGTTATTGATTGTTTGGTCTAATACATAAGTTGGATTAGGTAACGTAAATGCAGTTCCATAAGGATTTTGCAATGCTGCGAATCCGAAAGGTACTAATGAAGGGTCAATTGCCTCATCTTTAACTGCCTGAGTTACTTCAACTCTAATGTTTGCCGAATTGTTAGGGTAATCACCATTTGTTGATAATTTACCATTTGAATCAACAGTAATCCACTTATCACCAATTACTCTAGCGATAAAGTTAGGTGAATTAGGGTCTAAGTTAACACCCTGGAAAGTTTCAACTAAGTTAGGTCTGATATCTGAATCAACCACGCCTACGAATGGTGAACCATTTACTTTATCTTGGTCTACTCTTCTTACGATTACAGTAAATGAACCATACTCAGAACCTGCTACAGTTCCAGCTGGTTTAACATCCTGAATACCGATTTTAAATTCGTAGTTAGTTGGGTTACCATGTGATAAAGTATGGAACTTAAATAAGTTAGTAGTAGCACCACCCACTTTCTGTGATGTAATGTATGGTGTTGATGCCTCAGTATATGCTTTTGAGTAATCAATATCTTTTGCAACATCTAAAGTTACAACAACTTCTTCACCAGTGGCGAACGATGCTGATTGGAATGTTTTAAAGTTAGATTGTACAAACGCGTCTTGCGAACCTCTTGGAGAGAATCCAAAAGTTTTGGTAAAGTAGTTACCATTTGTTGGGTTTAAAGATGCTGAAAAATTAGTTCCAACGGCCTCTGAACCTGTAATTGTTAATGTAAATAAAGATGCTGATACATCAGATGAGCCGAATTGGTCTGCTACTGAACTTGCTTTAAATACATCGGTGTCAGAAACGATACCAGTAGTTGGGTGTAATACTGCTGCTACTTTTGTACCTTCTGATGATGAGATGATTAGTCCAACTGGATTTTCCAGAGTGTATCCATCTTGTCCTAATACCCTAACGATTGTTGCAGTTCCAGCATCTTCCAAATAAGATTGAGCAGTATATGGTAGGTACGAATCTTCCGTTAAACCACCAAATATCTGCTGAAACTCTTGAAAAGATTCGACTTGAGTTGGAACGAACGCAGGTCCCTTAACGGTTGACCCAATTAACGCTGCTCCAATTTCACCAATCCCTTGAGGTAGAAATGACAAGTCCTTTTCTCTTGTAAATACTCCAGGACTTACTATTCTTTCTGCCATTTTATTCTCCTATTTAATTTCTTTGGTTTTGTATATCTATAAATACTCCAAAAAATCAGAAACGATTATATTTATACGTTGGGTGTAAATACACCTGTATTAATATCGAACTCACCCTCACCATACTTTTCTTTAAGTTCACCTGCTAATTTAATTTCAGATTCTCTCATCTCCAAATACTTTTGTTTTAATTGAGCTTTGAAGTTCTCAATATTTGTTTTTTGAGTTTCGATTAAAGTAAGTTCAATTTCAACTTCACCCAACCTAGCGGTAACTTCTGAAAATTCTTGTCTGAACTTTCCAATCTTTGCGATTTCTTCTTCTGTAAATTTAATCACTTCTGTTTCTTTGACTTGTTTTACTTCTGCCATAACATTTTTTTTATTAAGTTAAACTTTGTGTTTATATAAATATGAAAATTTATTTAGAAACATTAGGTATCTAATCCTACATTCCAAACTATTTTGGTTGTACCAAATGCTTTCTGAGTATTCATTGTACGTTTACCTCTATCTTCAGGTATAATGTATGCCTTTGCAGTAAGTGTTACATTACTTCGTACCAATCTTTCTTCACCAACTGCATTTGTAGTTTCGAATGAGTAAGATTCTCCTTTAATTTGGAATTTATATCTTTCACCAAATGCGCCACCCTGAAAATAGATTACCTGTTCTACTAACTTATTTAAATCTTCCATATAATCACACCACATAATAACATCATACTGAATGTTTACATAATCAGGTGTATCTACCATATGATATTCATAATAATCTCTACTATCCACTAATTGTGAAAATTTGTCATA